GAGGTGTTTGTGTTCTGCGCCAGCACCACGGTCTTGCTGCTCATGGGAGTCATGTGTGGATTCCCCTTTCTTATCAGAGGGTGAGCTTGATGACCGCGCCAGCTGCCGACGAGGAGCCGACATTGGCGCAGACGATGTCGAAGCGCTCGGTGCCGCGCGCGACGCGCTCGTCCTGCTCGAAGGCATTCAGAGCCGAATCGCTGAAGGCGATCGAGGTGGAACGGCGGTCGCCGAAGTAGCAGCCCTGAGCGAGGTCGCCGATGTAGGCGAAGGTCGCGCCGCCACCGGCAGCGTCCGCAGCGGCCTGGGTCGGAAGCACCTGGGCGAACTCGACCGGGATGCCGAAGAACGAAGCCGAGCCGATGCCGCGCGCGATCTCAGCGGCGGACGCGCCGGTTGGAGTTCCGCTGCCGCTCGAGAACGCGAGGCGCTCGAAGACATTGTGGAAGACCGACTTGTGGCAGTAGATCTTCACATTGTTCCGCTGGTAGGCCCACGCGGGGAGCTTGCCCATCGCCTTGGTGATCTCGGCGATGGCAACGCCGGCGCAGGTCGTCGCCGCGCCGTCGCTGATCTGGTAGGTCGCGTCGGTCAGCGCGTTGGCGAGGCCGACGATGCCGCCGTAGGTCGAGGTGCCGTCGCCGTTGAAGCCGCAGTCGTCTTCCTTCTGCGCGAATGCGTACGCGATCTCGCCGGCGATGTCGTCGGCGATGTTGATCACGGCGTCCTCGAGCAGCTCGTTCGACACGGTCGTGATCGCGGCGAGCTTCTTGGCGACGAGGGTGTTCGAGTCGAACACCTGCGTCGACTCGGTGATGGCGTTCGCCTCGCCGACGAAGTACGCGGTCAGGCCCGTGGTCCGCTTGGCGATGCGGAGCGTGTCGCTCGACATCGGGTAGACCTTCGCGTTGCGGCGGAAGACGCCGTACTGCTCGCGGAGGGTGACGAGCTCGTTCTCGAACTCGTCGGGAACGAGGAAGCCGCCCTGCGAGTTGACGCCCTCGAGGTGGGCCTTCGTGCGGAGGCCCATGCCGTTGGCGGCGCAGTACTCGGCCGACTTCTTGTGGCCCATCGCGGCGAGGCACCAGGTGCCGAAGCGCCACGCGCGGTCGTTGCTGGCGAAGTGCTTCAGCTTGCCGTAGACCTTGGCGGTCTTCCACGGCTCGGCCGAGGCCACGCGGGGCTCGGCGCCCTTGACGGCGATCTCGGCGGCGACGGCCGCGCGGACGCTCTTCTTGATCTCTTCGTTGTTCATGTCAGGCTCCTGCGGCTTGGCCGCGTCCTCCTCCATCTCGAGCTCCGGCTTGGCGGGCATGAGGTGGATGTCGATGGTCTCGGGGTCGATCGCCATGCCTTCGGCGTCGACGATCATGTAGCCGTCGAGGATGAGCTTCTTCTGGGCGATCATGCCCGGCTCGCCCTTGATGGCGGCGGCGCGCGCGAGCGCGTCCTTGAACTTGTCGAGGGTCATGGTCTGCATGAAGCAGCCCTCCGTGTGAAACGGACCTTCCCCTGGACCTTCCAGACGCTCTTGCAGGCACTCGCCGTAGGAACCGCCGCAGATCAGAGGTAGATCGAGCCCTTCGCGCGAGCGAGCTCGGCGCGAACGATCTCCGACAGGTCAATCGGCGCGGCCTTGCGCTTGGTTGAGGGCGCGGGGATCTCGACGGTCACGACCGTGCGGCGAGGAGCCTCGACGCCGAAGAACTTCTTCGCGGCGGTCGGCGACATGACGCCCTTCTTGACCGCTGTGATGAGCGCCTCCGGGTTCGCCTGGAGCGGCGCAAGGCTGACCTCGAGCAGCTTCCAGCGCGAGAAGACGGTCCGCACGGTGTCGCCGTACTTCTTGCGGTCCACCGTGTTCGCGGGACGGACGCCGCCCTCCTCGGGGACATACCCGACCGAGACGGCCGAGACGATGCCCTGACCGACGAGCGCCGCGGCGATCTCGGGAAAGAACTCGCCCGAGTAGCCGTCCGGCCGCTTTGCGAAGACGAACTCCCCGACGATGTCGCGCTCCCGGCGCTTGATGCCGACCGACTTGCCGACAGGCTTGTCGTATTCGTGGTTCCAGAAGAGGACGGGGTTCTGCTCGAACTCCCGCGAGTTCATGCCGGCGGGGATCAGCACCTCGCCGTCGCGGTCGAGCGTCTCGGCGGTGATGACCGCGGTGAAACCCTTCGCCGTCGCGGACACCTCGGCCGCGAGCGCCTTCGTCAGCATGTCAGGCATTGCCTTCTCCGATCCTCAGTTCAAGACCAACATCGGCCTCGATCTCCCGTGCGATTTCCTCGAGCTCGCCGACGAACTTCGGCTGAAGCGAGCAGCGGCAGTTCGGGTGCAGCGGAGGGCCGTCCACATTCTCGTAGTCGAGCACCAGTTCCCCGCCATCGGCTCCGACGAGGGTCTCGCCCTTCTTGTAGAACGACTCCTCGATGCCGACCGCGTTGTCGCTGAACGACTTGGACGCGGCCTCGCAGAACTCGCAGGGGTCCGGCGCGAGGAGCCAGGTCTTGCCCTCGACGAGCCCCGTCGAGCGCCAAGCCTCGACCTCGGCCGCGCGCGATGCGCGCTGCGCCTCCGTGCGGGCGATCGTCAGGGCGCGCCGGCGCGTGGCCCGATCGGCGTCACCCTTCTCGCCCGCCCAGTCCTGTACGCGCGAGGCCAGCTGCCCGATCGTCTCGCCCTCGGCGATGCCGTTCCCGAGGATCTCGCCGACGCGGACCGAGGTGTAGCGGTTCACGCCCGTCGCGGCGCGCCGCGCGAGCCTGACGCTCTCGGACTGCGCGTAGGCCTTCAGGTCGTCGCGGTTCGGCGTGAAGTTCGGGACGCTCGCCATCTTCGACACGGTCTCGATGCCGAGGCCGATGCCGTTCTCGAGCGCGGTCTGGAGGTACGGTCGCAGCGCGGTCACGATCTGCTCGTTCCACTTCGCGGAGCGGAGCAGCGACTCGACCTTCTGGACGAGCTCGGCGGTCGGCGCGCCGGCCTCGTTGATCTCCTTGATGACGGCGGAAACCTGGCGCTCGAGCACCTTCGACACCGCGCCGCCGATCGACTTCTCGTCCTCGGTGATGTCCTCGAACTCCTCCTCGGCGTCCCTGCGGGTGGCCTTGGTCAGGATGCCTGCAGGCGCGTCAGGATCGGCCCAGAGCGCCTTCTGGGAGATCCGCGAAACCATCGACTTGCGAGGCTTGATCGCTGGCGCTGCATTGGCCTTCGGATCGTTCGAGTTCGCGTAGATCATGTTCACGACCTCATGAGACGGCAGCTGCACTTCCTTGCCAGCAGAGTCCCTGATGGAAACGGTCGTACCAGTCGCGCTCGGGGTCCACTTGGTCATCTCGTAGCCCATTGAACGCAGCGCCGTTTCCGTCTGGTCGATCCCGATGCGGCGCGGATTCGACGGGAGATCGACCGAGTGCGCCTTCGGAGGCTTGACACCTTCAGCCGGCGGCGATCCCTTCTCAGGCTTCCCGACCTTTGGCTTCTTCGGCTTCGACGGCTTCTTTGGCTTGTCGTCGCCCGCTGGCTTTGCCGGCGATGATTCGCCGCCCCCACCTCCGCCACCATCGCCCGAACCGCAGGTGTTCCCCTGCTCAAAGCCTTCCGGCCCTACGCCGCAGTTCTTGGTCTCGATCTCCTCGTCATCCTCATCGTCCTCGAGGTCCATGTCCGCAAGCGAGTCAAGCCATGTCTGAGGCGTGGCTTCCCGCTTGCATCCGCATTCACAGCCCCCAGAGGAACCGCTGTAGCCAGCGGCGGAACCATCGGAACATTTCTTCCCTCCGTTCTTTCGCTCTCGCTCGCGGTCGAACTCATCGACCTTGCGGCGAGCCCATGACCAGCCGTCGTCCCCGCCCCAGCCGTTCCACGCCTGCCAGCCCTTTCCCTGCTCGTCCCATGTCGAGCCCTGCTTGTCCACCTCATGCCGCTCGAAGTACGCGAGCATCCGGCGGATCGTGTCCTCGCTAAGCGGCTTGCGGTTCGCAAGGTCGCGCGCGCGGGCGATGCCCACCGCCGTCATGCCGCGCTCGCTCTCGGGCTTCGTCGCGCGGACCTCTAGCGCCCTGCGCGCGTTGTCTGCGACACCCTTCGGCGGCTTGGTGTCGATGTCGGAGATCGCCTTCACGCGCGGGCCGCGCTCGGCCATGATCTCCTCGAGCGACTTGCCCTCGGCGCACATCGAGTACGCGATGGCGACGGCCTGGTCCTGGTCGTAGCCCTCCTCGATGAGCTTCGGAACCTTGTCGCCGACGCAGCTTTCTGCCGACTTCTGATCAGGAGCAGATGATGGATTGACCGATTGTCGCGGGATAATCGGTGCAAAGATGGATTCTATGGTCTGTGGCGGTACTGCCGGGAAGGCTGCTGATGCCATCGCGCGCACGGAATCAATAGGAAGCATTCCATCTGCGGCGGCTTGTGCAAGCTGGACGAGGCTATTGATCTGCGCTCCGTTTAGCGCAGTCTGGGCAACGCTCGTTTCCGTAACGCTTGCCGTGGTCTGATCCGCTGGCTCACTAGATGGCTGCATGGCAGACGGTCCATCGAGAGGCGAGTCGGCAGGCACAGCAAGGCCAAGAGGCTGTCCAGCAATACGAAGGCTGTCAGCCATAGGGTCGTCGATCGGCTCGCGCCCCTCCTCCTTGCGGGCCTCGTTCGGGGTGCGCCATCCGCCGGCGACCGCGGCGATCCGCGCCTGAAGGTCGAATGCCTCGTCCTGCGGCACGGGGTTGTCGTATGCAAGGAATGCGTCCTCCTCGATCCCGAAGAGCGGGAGAAGTCGCTCATTCAGCACCTCCTCGTCCATGCGGAGCAGCGGCAGGATCGTCGTCTCGCGCCATGTCTGGAAGCCCTGCCTCGCGCCTGCGAGGTTAGGGTCGTTCGCCTTGAGCATGGAGACGGGGACGCCGAAGATCGCCGCGATCTCCTCGACGACCTCGTCACGGCCGGCGAGATCCTTCGGCGGGAAGGACAGCGGCTTGATGTCGATGTCAGCCGTCGCCGTCAGGAAGCGGCCCGTCCGGCGCGAGCCGCGCAGCTTCTCGTCGATCTGCGACTCGAGGCGCTCGATCTCGTCTGGGTGCGCCATGCCCTTGATCGTCAGGAGGTAGTCGGGCCGCGCCTTGTTCTCGAAGAACGAGAGGTCCATGTCGTGCGCGGCGGCGTTCATCATCGCAACGCCCCATGCGGCCTCGAGCTTGCCGATCCCGTAGTAGAGGTCCGCGGGGTTCGGGCGCTTGAAGTGGATCACCTCGTCCTCGGCGAAGAAGGCGCGCTGCTCGCGCGATGCGCCGTAGAGGTAGCCTTCGACGAACTTGTCCTTGCTCGGCACGATCTCGACCCATTGCGACGGCATGACCCACAGCTGGGTCGGGACTCCGAGCCGCTCGTCGAGCACGGGGTGGATGTAGGCGTTGCCCGTGAGCTCGGTGTACAGCGTCCGCAGGACGGCCATGTCGAAGCCGTTCTGGTACGGGTTGACCTTCGAGAGGAGGTCGAGGATCGGGTGTCGGTCCGTGACGACCTCGTACCCGTCGCCGTACTCCGCGGCCTTCCGCATGACGCGGACGCTCGGCTGCTGCTGACCGTCGCCGGCGAGGTACGCCTTGGTGCGCCGCGAGGCGCGGCGGGTCGACCAGAGCTTCGTGCCTGGGCGCGAGCGGACATAGAGCCGCAGCGGGCTCGAAGCGACCGCAACGGCGTTCAGGTTCGCGGCCGCGTAGATCCACGATCGGTAGGCGTTCACGCCCGTCTGGGCGCTGAAGGCCTGCTTCTTTCCGCCGTCGCCGCCGCGCAGGATCGTCATGCTCGACTGCACGAACTTGTCGTCCGTCGTCTGGGCCTTGGTCTCCGGGGCGAAGCGCGATGCGATGCGTTGGAAAAGGTTCATATCACCTTCATCAGGAGCGGCCGCGCGGTGCGCCGAGACGCCACGGCAAGCGCGAGCGCGCAGACGCCGTCGTCATGGCCGACCGTCGCCTCGTAGGAGACGCTCCTCGCTGAGTATCGGAAACCGAATGCCTCCAGTTCTCCGCGCAGCCATCCGTCCGGGTAGCGGATCTCGCGCGCCTGGATGGCGATCTGGAGTCCCTCCATGAGCTGCTGCTTCGTCTGCGAGGTGAACTTGAAGCCCTCCGCGCGCCGGCAGACCTTGCGGAGATCCTCGACGATCGGGTCTCCGACGCCCGTCGAGTCGATGAGCGCGGGCTCCTGCCCGATCATGCGCGCAAGGCGCTCGCGGGTGACGGACCACGGCCCCTGCCACCGCTCGAGGCGGCAGACCGC